GGGTCTTCTCCCTGGCCGGTGAGTAGACCTACCCCGCCTTCCATTTCGATCCACAACTTGGACAGGAAGGAGAAGTTCCCGGTCGATTGATGGCGACTTACCAGCTCCCGGGCAATTGGTTGACCGTCATCTGTGTAGGTGCCTTCTTCGAGGCGGTAGAGCTTGCCGTTCTCATAGTCGGTCACGTAGGAGCGGTCAAGAAAGTTCATCTGGATTTCGCCACGATGACGCCCGCCAGAAGACTCCAGCTTGCTCCAAGCTTTGCTCAGCCCGTCATACATCCAAGATTCGTTCGCGCTAGGGAACGAAATCACGTACATAGGATGCCCGGACACCATGTAGGCAAACCCGGTCGCATTCGAGACCGAGCTGTACTGGCTCATGATGTAGTCGATCTCGGGATTCGACACCGGCTGTGCGTTGTACCCCGACAGGACGCAGACTTGCACCGCACCTAGCCTGTTCTTGCGCAGGAAGATGAGCGAGTCCATGAACTTGCACAGGGACCAGCGAGCAGCAAGGCCCCATTCGATCGCAGCAGCGCCTACCCTAGCAAACGGGAAGTCCAGCGCCCCAGAGTCCGACCAAAACTCGGTCGTTTCCGGGCCGAACAGGACGATTTGGCCGTTGTCGGCCAGCACCCTCACCAGGTTGTCAGGGTTCGATTCGGCAGTTGCGAAGTCCAGCGCGGACCAGGCTGTACCGTCATAGATTCCGGAGATATAGAACCTGCCAGTTTCCGGCTTGGTCACGATGAAATAGCCGTTGAGGAACGTGACCGTATCCGCACCGGGAAAGTCAGGGTCTGTGATCTGCGCGAACGTGAGGGCTACGGTGTCGTAGATGTACCCGCTCAGGCCATCCACAATGATGATCTGCGTTCCGTTGTCGGTGATGTCCACCCGACCCGCCGAACTGGCAAGCGTCCCGAGGCTCGTCATTGAGCCATCGTTCGCAACCCTCCAGAACGTGTCCCGGTTCACCACATAGCGGAAATCACCCTTCTTGTACGTGCCCCTTGACGGGTACGCACCGAAATTGATGTCTGTCTCCAGGCCGGGAGTCGGGTACAGGGTCAAAGTGCCCTTCTCCCCGTCTCTCTGGATCTCTGTGTAGAGGTTCGTTCGCTCTTGGGCTGAGACGTTGGCCGATTTGCCAAAGTTTCCGATGCCGAACAGGGGAACTGGTTGGAGTGCCATCAGCCAACCACCTCGATAACCACCGGACCTTGGTCCGTAGCCCACTGAAGCATCATGTTCTTCTTGACCGCCGCCCTCGCAGCGATCTCGACCCGCACATCTTGCGGAACGCCGTACTTCAGCGAGATCTCGTCGGCAAGCAGGAACTGAAGCGTGTTCAGATACTGCTGCGCAAACCCAGGCGTCGCCGTCAAGGTCAGATCAGGAATGATCGACTGATACGTGAGCGCCAGGACCGGATCTTGGGTAGGCGCCGGCCAGAGCTTGAACGTCAGATTGGGCGCGACGTAGTAATGGGTTGGGTACTGGGCCGTCTTGGTGAGGTCCAGCAGTTCCCAGTCCGCCTTGGCAAGCCTCGTCAGTTCACGCTTCACGCTCCCCGCATCGGTGTACTTCAGGACCGGAGCACCGAAGTAGTCAGCAGGAGGCGAGACGGAACTAGGGGTTCCGAGCACCCATGCCACAGCAGTAGAAGTGCTCGACAACTGAGGCCACTGATACCCATGGATGGGCAGTTCCTTGACGATCCCCTGCAAGGCATCCATGCAGGTATCGGTGTCAGGGTCGGAAACGTTCTCACCGACGCCGATCGCCTGGCACAGTTCAAGTGCGCCGCGGATCACTTCAATGGTGGTGAGCGTCCAGGCCATGACTTAGACCTGCTCGCCAAGCGAGTACTGATGCGTGGGGATCGTAACGGCTTTCCACTTGCCCTCGGCGTCCTGAACTCGGGTCGTGATGACCGAATCCTTGAGGACGTTCAGATAGTTCTCGTCGATGGTGGTTTCGACGTTTCGCTTGTAGAGGTTCAGCTTGTGGTTGTGGCCGATCTCCACATCACCACCTTCGCCGTGGAAGGTGATCTTGTATTGCTTGAGCTTCTTGGGCTTTTCCATGACTTCGGACATTCGTTGCTCCAATGAAAAAGGCCCCGGGGATTAGCCGGGGCCTAGGGTTGAGATGAACTCAGATCAGCCGAGGGCTTCCCAGACGAAGGTCTTGGAGGCGACCATGGTCGTTGCGGTCACGGTGAAGGTGTTACCCGACACAGCGATACCGTTCGTGGTCTCCAGCGTGCGCGTACCAACGGCAACGGTGTGGATGGAACTGGCCGAAGCCATGCCGGTCATCCACTCGTCGCTGATGCGGTCCGTGACGTTGTGGAAGCGCACGACACGCGGGGTGAACCCCACGGTGAAGGTCGTTGCAGCCGCGGCGCCAGCGTCGGAGACGACATAGCCGGTGGCGTGGTTGACGACGCCGCCGCCGTTCGCTTGGGTGTTGGTGGTGAGTGCCATTTGGAGGCTCCTAAAAGAAAACCCGCACTAGGCGGGTCGGGGTTTGCTACTTGTTCGCTTATGGCATATCAGGCCACTTGCGGTTTGACTTGCTTCTGTTCTCCGCGCCTGTGATGACTTGGAGATTGGCTTCGCAGTGAAGGCCGCTGACACTCTTACTGCCCAGCGGAACGATGTGGTCTACATGGTGGGCGATGCCGGTTGTCTCACTGATGATTCTGGCTTCGTCATAGATCGCCAACATCAGCGCCGGATTCGCCCATGCCGGCGTCGCCTGAATCAACAAGCGGCGCCTTCTTTCTGCCTTGAAGCTCTCGACAATCGGGTTCTGCCTTGCGTAAGGCCGTCCCGTCTTGGAGACGGCCCGTATGCAAACCCCGCCCTGCCAATTCGCATTCAGTTCGCCAATGCGTGAGGCCGATTTCTCAGCCTTGAACACCGCGTCCTTGTGCTGGCACTCGGATGAGCAAAACCTTCGGCGGCTTGCGTGGCAGGAGCGTTCTTTGAACTCCTTACCGCAGCATGCGCACTTCAGGTTGACCCACTCACCCAAGTTCGACTGAGCCCGAAGCTTGTATCCACATTCGTTTGAACAGGACCGCGGGTTCTTCCGGCTTTGTGGACACCGGAAGAGCTTCCCGCAGACCTCGCAGTTCTTTTCAATGCCTTTGAATTTCGCCACCGAATCGCTCCGTTGTTAGACGGATTGATTGTCGGCGGCGAGACTCACATTGTCAATGATCCTTGGTTAGACCGAAGCCAGTGATTCTATGCGCAGCATCCAGGCCTGATTCAGGATCGTGGTGATGGTCGCTGCCTTCCAACCCACGGTCGAACGCTGGTTCAACGGGTCGGCAGCGCCGGCAGAGCCGAGAGCCTTCACGTAGGTGGACATCGCTTCACCCGACAGCGGCGAGAGGCCGTAGGCTTCGGCAGCGATGATCAGCGTGGCGTACACGTCGTTCGAGCCAGCGCCCGTGGCCTTGTAGCCGGCGGTCGTCGCGGTCGTGGCGTTCGTCCAGATCTTCGCGTTCGTCGAAGAGACGAAGCGAATGTTCTTGTACGAGCCGATCTCGTCCTCGATGATCCCCTCTTGCGAGCCGTAGTCGGAAACCGACCGATAGCCCGTGATGGACTCCAGGTCATATTCCACGTCCGGATGCACGATGCCGATGAAGGCCTTGCGAACCGCACCAGTGCCAACCTTGTCGGAGGCGCCGATGCCTTCCTTCATGTACTTGGCGTTTTGGCCCTTGAGCGAGCGGATCGCCTTGTCCAGGTCGGCAGCGAGGAGCTTGTTCACCAGCGCGAGACGGTTGGCAACACCGGAGGCGTAAGCCACGTTCGTACCGGCCACCAGGACATCGCGGCGCACTTGGTCGATGGTCGTACCGGCCTGATCGCCCAGGATGTCGGTCGCTTCGGTCACCACCGGGTCTTGGTTGGTCATCGAGACCATATCGGTGAGCGTGACGAAATCGCCGTACTGCACGAGCGTGGAGGTCACATCGGTCACCGACAGAGCGGAGCCCGAGGGGGTCACGCCTTCGGTCAGCGCGTTGGTCGCGGCTGCGAGCTGCGAGTAGCGACGGAACTTGATCTGGTTGCCGCTGTTCTTCGGAACGGGGCGCTTCTGGCCGAATCGGCCATGCACATCGTTCGGCTGGGCTCGGGTCAACAGGTTTCGGTCGTAGAAGGCCTGTACGCCAGGTGCGACCTGGCTGAGGGTGGTGACGTTGGTCATTGCTTGCTTTCTTGAGGGTTAGAACCCTTTGACGCGCTTCACCTCTTTGGCAAAGTCGGCGTCGGACATGTTTTTGATCCGCTCGACCTCGGCCAATGCGGCATCAGGCGGGACTCTTGAAGAGCCACCACCAGCACCAGCACCGGGGACGGTCATTGCGGACACCTTTGCCTGCTTGGCGGCCTCGGCAGCGAATCGCTTGCCAATCTGCCGCTCATTGAAGGCCAATTTCTCTTCAGAGATGACTCGGATTGCTTCCAGTTGGTCTTGCACGCTGGGGCCGAGAGAATCGAAGCGAGCCGCGATGGCTTTCTCAAGCTCCGGATCGATCGACTTGTCGAAAATGCCCGGGTGGACCTTCTCGATAGCCGTCTGCCAGGCTTGGCGCTTCTCTTCCTCTTGCTGTCTCGGAGCCGGATCGTTCGCAACGAAGCGGATGGCGTCGGCCAATTCTGGATTGGCATCCAAAATAGCTGGCTTGGCTGCTGCTCGTGCTGCTTCTTCCCTCTCGCGCCTCAGTTGCGCGGCCTCTTGAGCCATCTTGGTTGCCCAGGCTTGGTTGTCCTTGGCGACCTTTTCGGCCTTTTCGACTCGCGCCCTCAGTTCTGCAAGGTGGTCTGGCTCTTCAACCTTGGCAGGCTCTTCCTTCGCGGGCTCGGCAGTCACTTCAGGCTCGACCTTTTCAGGCTCCACCTTCGCAAACTTGCCATCGGGACCGCGCGCGGTAGTGGCTTGCGCCGCCGCTTCGAGTTCTGCTGCTGCCGCGTCGTACTGCTTCTGGTATTCCTCGTCGTTCACTGACATCTAAAACTCCTGTCGGGCCGTTTCCGGTAGTCCGTTTGCTTTCAATCTGCCGCGGCCTCGTTGGCTAGTGCGGCCTGTATGCCTTCGCGCTCTTGAACGAGCGTTTCCGGCAATTCAGCGAGACGGCGCAGCTCCTTGATGGCTCCGCGCGCCTGTTCGTTGTCCTGGCTGATCAGCGATTCGGTGAGTTCCGACATCCGCTCTTTGATCACCGCCAAAAAAAAGGGCCAACCGTTCTGGATGGCCTCTAAGGTCTGCTGGATCTGTGCGATCCGTAGTTCTGAGTTCATAGGCAACAGGCGATCACCGCCATCATTTCGTCTTCCTCGGCCTGCAGTGCCTGGATCCGCTTGGTCTCTTCAGCCCGCTCAGCCATCATCTGAGCCGTGACGCTCTGCGACGCCTCGATCAGCCCTAGCATCTCAACCAAGTCGGCCGGGATGCTCTTTTTCGCCTTCTGCCTGACAGCCTTGACCGGTGCCTTTGCGGGCTCTGCGACCTCCGGAGCCTTGGGGCTGGAGTAGTCGTAGTTGTATCTGCGCTCGCGCCTCTTAGATGGGGCCGAGTAGCTCAGTTGCTGCTCGACCTCTCCACCGGCAGTCGTCGCGCTGACAGTCGAACTACCCGCAGCAGGAACCGCGCTTGTGACAGCAATCGAACTAGCCTGAGCGCTGACGGTTGCGGACCCGGCAGCAGGGACGGCATCCGTCTGTCCCGCCGATACCGTGCTACCCACCCCACTGACAACAGACGTTCCCGCAGCCGGCGTGGCAACCGTGGCGGCCAGCGATGCGCCGGCACCGGAAACCGCCGCCAACCCTGCCGCACTGCCAGACGCAGCCGCATTCGATGACGCAGCAGCAGAGACCGTCGCAACACCCGCCGCCGCTGTCGCGGCCGTGGCGTTGACGCCCGCGCCCACAGCGGACACAGTAGCCGAGCCAGCAGCAGCCGTGGCCGTCGTAACCGCCGTGGCGCGAGCCACGGCACTGACCGTCGCAGTTCCGGCTGCAGACCCGCCAGTTGCCGCCCTGGATGATCCGACCCCGCTAACAGTGGCTACCCCAGCGGCAGCCGTTGCTGTGGTCGTTGTCGGGCCGCCCCCAGCCGCCTCCTTGAACGCTACGATCTTCATCAGACCGCGCGTGGAGGAATCCACCCATGACGCCAGTTGCGCTGTGGTCGCCGTCACCAGCTTGTAGCCTGTGGCGCCGGTCCAGTAATTGTTCCCGTCCGTCTCTTGCGAGACGGTGAAGCCAGAGCACGAATATGCGCGAGTGCCGCCACCATCGCAAGCAACCCACGTCAGGACTGCATTGTTGGCCTGGGCGAACGTTCCGCTTGTGACATCGTGCGGACTACCGTTGTTGTCTGTCGCAGCCGCCAGGGAACCGCTGTCATACGACGCCGTGGCCGCCCCGCTGACCTCAGAGAAATAGACCGTTGGGTACGTGCTGCCGCTGTATGTGACGGTTGCCGTGTGCCCCGTCCCGCCTGTTCCGTTCTCCTTGTAGAAAACAGACATCCGCAGCGCGCTGGTATCGTCCACTTGGGACGTGCCAAGTGCGCCATACGTGTTGCTCTTGCTGTCAGTCGGCGTGTTGATCGTGACGCCGAAATCAGCCGTTGACGAGACCGTGAACGTCGATCCGGTCGTCGTTGTGACGCCGGAAGTGGTTACCGTTGTGACCCCGCTCCCGGTGACCTTGACTACGTTCGGGACGGTGATCGCCACTTAGAACCTCTCTACAGTTACCGCCGTCCTTGCCGTCTGGAGTACCTTGAACGCCAGCGAATAGCTGCCCACAGGGAAAGCAATGGGGTTCCCGTCGATGTCCGAGCGCGAGAACTCGCAGGACGAAGCAGCCAGCACACCGCCACCGCCCTTGATCGGAATATCTCCACCATCGAAGCCGAACCCCGCAGTAGCCCCATCGGGGAAGTTCAGCGTCACCGTGCCCACCGCACCAACCGGCCAGCCTTCACGGGTCAGCGTCACCCGGATGCTGTTGACCGTCACGCCGTTCGGGATCGTGGCGTTGATCGTGTACGGATTGCCCCGAGCCGCGTACTGTTGAGACGCTCGGCTCAGGAAGACGGCCATTAGTCTTCCGTCACAACCGTGCCGGCGTTGATCTGAGGCGTCACACCGTTACCGCACACAACGTTCGGCGTCAGCGCGCCCTTGTAGAGCAACTTGCCTGCACCCGAGGACGAGCAACCGATGCCGAAGTACGTTGCAGTGCCAGAACCACCCGTGCCAGCCGGGAACGTCACCGCCGCGGCAGTGGCTACCGCGTTGTTGGTGACCGTGAAGCCAGCCCCAGATCGAGCCACAGCCACGCGGGCATAGCTCGTATAGGCGATTTCACTCGTGGTCTGGTCGCCGGCCTCACCCGGATCGGCAGTGTGCAGCGAGAAGTAGTAGCTACCGGCCGTCGAACTGCCACGCAAGCCCGTTGCATCGCCGTGCAAGCTGCTGTTCGTGTTGTTGAACATCAGCAGGAGAAGGTCATTCTCCCAAGTGTTGGTCTTGCTCATTTAAGCCTCGGTCTTTGTAGCGGTGTAGACGCCCCCGGAAGGGCTCTTGATCTGCATGGTGGTGGTCTTGGGCTCTGACATCTTCGCCAGCACAGCAGCAAGGATCTCAGCGGTCTGCGCGTTCGACTGCTGGACAACAGCGCCCAAACTAGCCTGCTGCTCGGCAATGGCAGAAAGCGCCATCTCTGTGCTCTGTTGCGTGGCCTGCATGACCTCCGCAAGAGGTGCCAGAGCTTGGGACATTGCGCCGTTCACGTCAGGCAGGACCATTGGCTGCTGCGGTGCAGCCTGTGTCGGCCCTTTCGGCTCGGTAGCCTGCTGTTCGCTCCTGAAGTCCTCGCGAGCCTGCGCCATGGCCTGCTCGACGTTGAGCATCGCCTTGGCCTCCTTGGCGTCGATCTCAGCCTTGATGCGCTTCTGCTCCTCGTCCTGAGCCTTGGCTTCGGCTTCCTGAAGGGCTTGTTGCGTCTGCTGGAGTTGCTGGCCCATCTGCTCCATCTGCTCGGCAACCTGCATCATTCGCTGCTTCACAGGTTCCGGGATTTCTTCCTGGCCGTCCTCAG